GGCAGATATAGAAGCCGGTTCAACGCAAACGCCTTTGTCGGTTCCGTAACGGCTTATATGGTTCGCTATAACATGAATCTTCTGTTTTGCAAGGAAGACACAAGCGGAAGGCTTATAAAAGAGATCCTTTATAGAGATTTGAAAGAACGGTTAGAGCGCGGGGAATTTGGCTAATGTGGGAATATAGCAATAACGAGTATATAAAGCTATTCCGGCGCGTAACGCGTTGGGAATGGTACACAGACGTTAACACAAAGGTTTTGTTTCTCCATTGTTTGCTGAAGGCTAATTGGAAGGCGGGAAAGTGGCACGGATACAGTTACGAACGCGGACAATTTATCACGTCTATTAAAAGTTTGGCTAAGGAAACGGGTTTAACAGTACAACAGACCCGCACAGCACTAAAACACTTAATTTCAACAGGCGAGCTAACAAGCTGGAATGATAACAAAATCCGCATAATTACAGTAGTTTCGTTCGACAAGTTCCAACAACCTAACAATCAACCTAACAATCAACCTAACAATCAACCAACAAGCAACCAACAAGCAACTAACAACAGATATAAGAATAATAAGAATAATAAAGAAGGGGAAGAAATAAGCAAACCCCATGCCAAAAAGAAATGGACGGACGAGGAATTGGTTGCAATCTTGGAAGCTGAATATGGTACGGAGGACTACGCTAAGAAATGACAGTAACACAGATGGCGCTTATCAAGCAAAGAATCAATTGTGTTTGGAAAGACATGATAGAAACGCCTGAGTCTTTAAAGGCTTGGTTTGATAGCTTTAAGAATTACGATTTCGCGACGGTCGAAACCGCGGTTATTAAATATATCGAATCAAAGCCGTTTAAGCCAACGCCCGCTGATATCATCCGGCTTATACCGAACCGACCGGCAGACCCGACGAAAGAATATAAAAGGTTTGTGCCGCAATATGAGACGGGGCCGGATGGAAGGCAAAAGCGCGTTATCAAGTGCAGAAGGTGCGGAGATACCGGCTTAATTACTTGGCGGGATGATGAAGAACGCATGGTTGGAGATCCTTGTACTTGTGAAGCTGGGTTAGCCAATTATGGCGAGGCGAGGAGGCGCGCAAATGTCGGAGGCTAATGATCACTATTCAAGCACCGCATGGCGGCAAGTATCACACGAAAAGGACAGGCCAAAACCCGCCGTGAGTATTTCCGAGCGGGAGAAAGAGGCGCGTGAGCTTAAGTTATCCTTTGGCGTGTACATGGGATATTTGGAAAGCGGTTATCTTGAAACCTACAGGCGCGAGTACAAACGCAAAAAGCTACATGAGACGTTGAACAAAGAAAAAGTTAACGTTGTTTCGTCAAACATCATTGGGGGTAAGTAATGACAGTTTTAAGGGAAGAAATAACGCCGGCACAGTTTGCCGAATATAAGGCAATGAGTGCCGGAGAATTTAACAGCACAGTAGAGCGCGGCTTGCCGGAGTCCATCACGTTAGGCTATGGGTACTACGGCGCAAGCCTTGAGGCAAAAGACGGCAAGTTTTATTTGTTAACAAACATTGGCAGTTCATGCGATTAACGGAGGTGAAAAAGTTATGTTTGAAAGACCGGAGCTTATACAGGCTCACAGAAGCCACAGAAAAGACCATTTATTGCTTAAGGCTATAATTGGTTGCCTAATCGGCTTAACGGCTATTGTCGTGCTTGCTACGCACTCACAAGCGGCAACCGTTGAGGTTGGGATTGCGCCGCCGGAAGAATCCGAGTCAATCGTAAAGCTTGCGCCGAATCCTTATCAAGGCATTATTGATAACTTGTCCGATGAGGATTTAAGGATATTAAAAAATATTGTTTGGGCTGAGGCTAACAATCAGGACATAACCGGACAACGCGCCGTGTATGAAGTTATCTTTAACCGGATGCTTAGTAATAACGATTGGGGGCAATCAGGCGGCGTTGTTGGAGTCCTTAGCAAGCGCGGACAGTTTGCGACGTGGAAAAGCCGCAACCGTGTGAAGTCAAACGCAGATCAGGACAAGGCGTTAGCGCTGGTCTACTCAGAACCGCCGGTGTTGCCTTCCACAAAATATGTTTACTTTGACCGGCGCGGCATCAATGGGCGTAACAAAATAAGAATTCAAGATCATGTTTTCGGGGCTGAGAAATGAGCGGGAAAGATCATCTTAGAAATGCATTGTTTGGGATTTTGTTAGAAGCCGGCTATGCTTCTGACGAGATCCAGCAACGCATCATTGTAGAACTGGACAAGTACGAAGTGACGGAGCGTATAACCGATATAGTGCCGGCAGACGAACAAAGCAACGCTAATTTAATTAAGCAATTCGCATTGTCAAAGGCTATTGCCGGTTGCTCTGAAAAGACCATTAAGCAATATCTTAGGGCGCTGAACAAATTTGTTTTTCAGACTCAGAAAAGCCTAAAGGACGTAACCGCAAACGATATACGCGTTTATCTTGCTTACAAGATGACCGGAGGCGTTAAGGGCCGCGGCATCGAAAACGAGCGCTATTATCTGTCGGCGTTCTTCCGCTGGGCCGAAAATGAAGAAATAATAACTAAGAATCCGGTTAGACAGGTGGAAAAGATAAAGCTTCCGAAGATGCGGAAAGAAGCGTTTACAGACTTGGAGTGTGAAAAGCTCCGTGGCGCTTGCAAAACACTTAAGGAAAAGGCCATTGTTGAATTGCTGTTTTCGACCGCGTGCCGTGTGTCTGAGCTTGCCAACATCAAAACCGAGGATATCGACTGGGACAGGATCATAGTTAAAGGCAAGGGCAACAAATATGCGCCGGTGTATCTTGATAGCCGCGCTAAGTACATTGTAAATGCCTATATAGCCTCTAGAACCGACAGTAACCCGTATTTGATTGTAGGGCGGTCAGATAATAGGCCAATGTCTGTGCGGGCCATAGAAGCGCTTATAACGCGCGTAGCGGGCAGGGCCGGCGTTGAGAACGCGCACCCGCACCGCTTCAGACGGACAACGGCAACTCAGGCGCGCCGGCGCGGTATGGGCTTAGACATGGTTAGCAAGATGCTGAGACATGAAAACGTATCAACCACAATGCGCTATATAGATCTAACGGACACGGATTTACGCATCCAGCACGCACGTTATGTTGTTTAAGGGGGGCTATTATGTATGACGATATTAAGCGGTGCTTATCCCGTGAACAATCATTAGTGGTTCTATGCGATGCAAAAAAATATGTCCCTCAGAGCGCCGTAAGCGCTTATTTAGCGGCACTTAACCGCGTCAAGGTAGAATTTAGGCGGCATGAGCCTATAGAACCGAAAAACGGCCTTTGTGGGTTTTGTGGAGCAAAGTTAGAAAGCGGTATGTATTGCCCGAACTGCGGGCGGGAGGTCAAGAAATGCTAATTGACAAAGAGAAAGTGATTTCAGAGCTTGAGGAATTCGGCGAAACATTAGGCATTGGCGGCGCGTACATCCGGCGCGCGGTTGATTTGGTAGTTAGGCCCATGCCGGAAGCAGACGAGGCGAAAGATTTACGGCAAAAGCTGGATGAACACGTTAGGCATTTAGCCGATATGATCAGAAAGACGAGGGTTTAAGATGGGAGAAACTTGCAACAACCTTGTGACTAAACTTGCAACCAGTTCAATAGTTGAACAAGATGACAACATAAGCAGAAAAAAAGCCATTATAAACGTAGCAAGTATTGCAAAAGTATTAGCAAAGTCAGACAAGCAAAAGGCTTTGTGCGGCCGAATCCTTTTTATGCTTGAGAGGATGCCAACAACAGACCCGACGCTTGAAGAACTCCAAAAGGAAGTCGATTATTGGCACGAACTGAGTAACAGCTATGAGCAGACCATTGTAAGGTTGACGGAAGCGGCATCAAGACAGCCACAGATAACAGAATGCGAACATTGTCTTGCTTACGATCCTTTCGATAACGGGGTTGACGGATTCTGTCGAAAAATGGGAAAAGTGATGTGCGTGTCTGATTTTTGCAGTTATGCGGAAAGGAAGGGCGATGGTTGACGATACAATAAGCAGACGGGCGGCGATTGAGACGTTAGACAGGTTTAATGTTTTTGGATATGTGGAAGAACCGTGGGAGAAGTTGAGCGGCGCACTGCAAGCGTTGCCATCCACACAGCCTGAGATCACAGAAGACGATGTAAAGGAATACTGCCGCAAACGATGCTTGATAGTTGTTACAAGCGATTTATACGACGAAATGATGAAGCGGTGGTCACAGCCTGAGCGGGAGAAAGGCAAGTGGATAGATGTAAGATGTGGTACCGTTTCTCTTTGGGCGTGCAGTAAATGCGGAGAAGTATATGCTGAGAATTTCCATTACTGTCCAAACTGCGGTGCTGATATGAGGGAAGGAGAAAATGAATGAGAGAGTGTCCATTCTGCGGATGTGGGGAAGGTGGTTTGTATTTTGTGACAAGGGAAGAGCGTGGGTATGAGTCCATTGGGATTTTCTGCGACTCGTGTAAGCAGACTGTTTTCCTTGAAGAAAACGACTGGGAAGGTGACACCGCCGAGAGTCGTACAAGGGCGGTTGAAGCATGGAACAGAAGGGCAGGAGAAAAGAATGAGGACGATTGATGCGGACAGGCTACTTTCAGAAAGAATGATGAGTACATATTATCACCTGCCAAATGGGGACACCGCAATACCAATAATTGATATTGAACACGCTCCGACAGTATCCGCACTGCAGTGGATACCGTGCAGTGAGAGACTGCCAGAAGAAAAAGATGCTGGGATATTGAAGAAATTGGGAACAAGCAAACGGTCTGATTATGTATTAGCTACAGTTGAGGTAAAAAATGAAAGAATGACAGTAACGGCTTGTACCTATGATGGCGTATGGGATTGGAATATGAAGTATGCGTTTCCGGATTATAAAGTTCTCGCGTGGATGCCATTACCGAAGCCATACAAGAAGGGGGAAAATGAATGAAAGGCATATTTATACCAGAGATTACAGCAGAAATGTTTAGAAGCGGGAGTTTAGAAAGTATTGAAGAACTTATGGCAGAAGGTGAAATATACGATATTGATTATGACCCGACATCATCCGCAACACTGCAGTGGATACCGTGCAGTGAGAGACTGCCAGAAGATTTGGAAGCGGTGAATGTGACATGGGTTAATCATAATCCTGAGCCATATTATAGTTTTGCCAAAGATGTTCCGTTCACCGCATCAGCAATTTACTACAAAGGAAGATGGTTCTGGTATTCAAGTGTATGCGCTGATATTCTTGCGGAATATGGAAACAACCATTCTGACGAAGTCGACAACGATGTTGAAATAACAGCATGGACACCACTGCCGAAGGCATATAAGGGGGACACATGACGCCTAAACAATACTTGCGACAGCTTGAGCGCATCAACATAATCATAAACCAAAAGCAATTACAGTTAGACGAATTGCGTGTTATCGGTTCCGGTTTTAAGGCTATTGACTATGCCGCCGATCGGGTGCAGACCTCACCAACCGACCGCATGGCCGAGGTTATGGCGCGCTGGGTGGACATGGAAAGCGAGATAAACGAAACTATAGACCGTTATGTTGACACAAAGAACCGGATCATTAACGAGATTCACCGGCTACAGGATACGCGTTATATATCCATCTTGTACAAGCGCTATGTGGAGTTTAAGCCGCTGGTAACTGTTGCCTATGAACTTAGCTATGATTACAAGTGGACGTGTAAGCTCCACGGGGATGCGCTACAAGCTTTTGACCATGCCATACTAAGAACACGACAAAACACGAACTAGTATGTGCTATATTGATAGCGTAAACAGTTGCTGATAACCTCCAACGAATAATGATGTTCAACCTTTCCAACCTTTGTACTTGAGCAGACAGACCGTTAGCGCGGTCTGTTTTGCTTTGTATTGATATTATGGCGCGAGACTTTGCACGAAGCTTTTATAACAGTAAAGCGTGGAAGGATTGTCGGCGCGCTTATGCTTCCAGCGTGGGCGGCTTGTGTGAGCGATGCCTTGCACGCGGGATCTATACGGCCGGCGTTATTGTCCATCACAAGACATACATAAGCCCGAACAATGTAACAGACCCAAACATCTTGCTTAACTTTTCCAACCTAGAATTGCTTTGTCGAGATTGTCACGCCGCGGAGCATCAGCGAAAAACAAACAACCGTTATCACATTGACCAATTCGGGCGTGTGTTTGTTCATTAATACCGCCCCCCCATTCGCTTTTTGAACATATACCGCGGGGCACCGAGCTGGGGGGAAAGGTTCGGCACACATTCGCGCGCGTTTTTCGATTATGGTATGAAAAAAACCAAGTTTGACAAAGATAATAATATTTACGCTTATTATCAGAGAATTAAAAACGGGAGTGAATGCGTTAGCGAGTGGGTGCGCCTGATTGTCGAGTATTTGGTACGCGGGATAGAGTCAAAGGCGTTTGTGTACGATGCAAACGAAGCTAATAAAGCTATTGAGTGGATTGAAGTGCACAGCTTTCACGTTGAAGGCAGGCTAGCGCCTCAGAGCATAAAGCTTGAGCTGTGGCAAAAGGCTATTGTGTCGGCAATGTTCGGGATCTTCGACGCGTCCGGCAATCCGCAGTTTAGGGAAATCGTGCTAATTGTGGCCCGCAAAAACGGAAAGTCTCTGTTTGCCGCCGCGATTGCTAATTATGTTTTTCGGTGTGCCGGAGGTTTCGGCGCAAGGGTCTATTGTTTAGCGCCAAAGTTAGACCAAGCGGATATTATTTATAATTCTGTTTGGGCAATGGTACAGTTAGACCCCGAATGGCAAGCGCTTAAAGAAGCGTCAATGGTAAAGGATACCCAGCACCGGAAAGTTAACGATGACTCAATGCTTGTCAGGCACCGGCAAACAGATTTGTTCATATCCGGCACCAACAGCACAGTTAAAAAGATAGCCTTTAGTGCTAAAAAGTCTGATGGTTTTAACCCTTCGTTGACTATCTGCGATGAAATCGCATCGTGGGAGGGTGACAAGGGTTTAAAGCAATATGAGGTGATGAAATCCGGCATGGGCGCACGTCCTGACGGGCGGTTATTAAGCGTTTCGACAGCTGGTTACATTAATGATTCAATCTATGATGAGTTAATAAAACGGTCAACACGGTTTCTTTTGGGAGACAGCAAAGAAAAGCGCTTGTTACCGTTTTTGTATATTATCGATGACGTAGAAAAATGGAACGACATAAACGAGTTGAGAAAAAGCAATCCCAATTTGGGCGTGTCTGTTTCGGTTGATTATTTGCTTGAAGAAATCGCGATTGCTGAAGGCAGTTTATCTAAGAAATCGGAGTTTCTTTGTAAGTATTGCAACGTAAAGCAGAATTCAAGCTTGGCGTGGATACCGGCGCAAGTGGTCAATGATGCATCCGGCGCGCCGCTGGACATAAACGAGTTCCGGCATTGCTATTGTGTTGCCGGCATAGACTTATCACAGACAACAGATTTAACCGCCGCCGTGATCGTTATAGAAAAGGGCGGCGAGTTTTATATATTTGCTAAATTTTGGTTACCGGCAGAAAAGATTGACGAGGCAACAGCCCGTGACGGCGTGCCGTATAACATCTATATACAACGCGGATTGCTTGAGCTGTCCGGCGATAACTTTATAGACTATCACGATTGCTATAGCTGGTTAACGGCTATGGTAGAACAATACGAGATTTTGCCGCTAAAAGTCGGGTATGACCGATATAGCGCGCAATATCTTGTGCAAGATTTGAATGCTTACGGTTTTCAATGTGACGATGTTTACCAAGGGGATAACCTTTGGGGCGTTCTTCAAGAAATTGAAGGGATGTTGAAAGACGGGCGCATTCACATAGGCGATAACGATTTATTAAAAATGCATTTATTAAATAGCGCTATTAAGATGAATTCCGAGCGCGGGCGCGGGCGGCTGATAAAGCTAAACCCGACGGCACACATTGACGGCGTGGCGGCGTTGGCTGATGCTTTCACGGTTCGCCAAAAATGGCATGATGAAATAGGCTCACAGCTTCGGAACGAGGACTAACCAACATGGGATTATTTGACATTATTTTTAAAAACAGACCGAAAGAACCGGACGGCAGACTTGAAACCGTGTTTAAGATGCTTGACGGATACATCCCGCATTTTACGACATACAACGGGAGCATCTACGAAAGCGAGTTAATCAGGGCGTCAATCAACGCGAGGGCTACGCACATTTCTAAATTAAAAGTTGAAATGCTGGGCGCGGCACGTCCGAAGCTCCGTAGTAAAATGAGCCATGCGCCGAACCAATTTCAAACGTGGTCACAGTTCTTATACAGACTTAATACCATGCTTGATGTGCATAATTCGGTTGTCGTTTGTCCGATCTATGACGAATACGGGGAGCCTTCCGGCATCTATGCACCTTTGCCCAGCAAGTGCGAAATAGTGCAGTTTAATGATGTGCCGTATTTACGCTATAAGTTCGCATGGGGAGAAACCGCCGCTATTGAATTGGCGTTTTGCGGCATCCTGACGAAATTTCAATATAAGTCGGATTTCTTTGGGGAAACAAACCATGCTATGTACCCGACTCTTGATTTAATTCACATTCAGAATCAGGGCATAAAAGAAGGTGTTAAGAGCGCGGCAAGTTATCGTTTTTGGGCACAGGCGGCGAACTTCACAAAGACCGAGGATTTAAAGAAAGAGCGTCAGAGGTTCACAGAAGAAAACTTTAGTGCTGAAGCGAAAGGCGGCGGCCTGTTGCTTTTCCCGAACACTTATAAAGATATTCACCAAGTAGACGTTAAGCCGTGGGTGGTCGATGCTGAGGAAATGGCACAGATTAAAGCCAATGTCTTTGAATACTTCGGCGTTAATGAGGAAATATTGCAAAACAAGGCTTTTGGCGATGCTTGGAGCGCTTTTTACGAAGGCGCTATAGAACCTTTTGCAATCCAGTTTAGCGAGGTTCTTACACATATGCTTTTCACGCTGAGGGAACAGAGCGAAGGCAACGCCGTTATGGCAACCGCTAACCGCCTTCAGTACATGAGCAACAAAGATAAACTTGACGTATCCGCACAGTTGCTTGACCGCGGCATTATGTCAATTAATGATGTCCGCGATATTTGGAACTTGCCGCCGGTTGTTGGTGGTGAAGCGCGCATTATTCGCGGCGAATACTATACGACAGATGAAAAATTGAACGGAGGTTCAAACAATGAGTGAAACTAAAGAGATTCGCTTTTTCGGCTTTGAAGTCAGAGCGGAAGAAAACGAAGAAAACGGCAAGTATATAACCGGACAGCCGATTGTATACAACGAAAGAACCAACCTTGATTGGTATGACGAGATCATAGATGACGGGGCGCTTGAGAACACGGATTTAAAAGACGTTCGCTTGCTTGTCAACCACAATACGGACATGATCCCATTAGCGCGTTCCCGCAACAATAACACCAATTCAACAATGCAACTTGAGGTTGTGCCGTCCGCGGGCCTTAGCTTCCGCGCGAACTTGGACACCGAAAGAAACGCAGACGCAAGCGCTTTATATTCAGCGGTCGAGCGTGGCGATATAACCGGTATGTCGTTTATGTTCCTCGTTGATAAAGATAGCTGGGAGAACCTTGATAGCGACCATCCAACAAGACACATTAGAAGCATTTCAAAGGTTTTTGAAGTGTCGGCGGTCACGTTCCCAGCGTATGAAGCTACATCAATTACCGCACGCGGTCTTTCTGGAGCGCTGGAGAGCGCTAAAGAATCGCTGGAGAGCGCAAAAGCCGAACGGCGGGCAATTGAGAGGCAGAAACAGAGAATTAGAATTTTAACGGAGGTTTTGTGATGGAGTTAAACACAATGACCATTGAACAGCTTGAGGCTAGACAGGCAGAGATCACGGAGCTGATTAACAACCCTGAGGCTAACCTTGATGAGCTGGAGAGCGAGGCGCGCGCAATCAAAGAAGAACTTGAGGCGCGCAAGGCACAGGCAAAGGCACAGGCCGAGAACCGCGCGAAGGTTGCGGCGGGTGCCGGAGAAACAACAAAAACTTTTGATAGCGGGGTAAAGAAAACTATGACTATTAACGAGATCAGAAACAGCGCCGAGTATATCGAGGCGTTTGCAAACTATGTTAAGACCGGCGATGATGCAGAATGCAGAAGCCTTCTTACTGATAACCTTAACGGCGGCACGGTTCCGGTTCCTACTTTTGTTGGTGAGATCGTTGCGGAAAGGCTGAAAGCTTCCAAGATCCTTTCAAGAGTTCGCAAGATGAATGCACGCGGTAACGTCAAGGTGGGCTTTGAGATCAGCGCTCCGGCGGCGGCCGTTCATGTTGAAAACGGTGCGGCTATGGCAGAGGAAGAATTGACCCTTGGTATTGTCACGCTTATTCCGAAGACTTATAAGAAGTGGGTTGCAATCTCCGATGAGGCGCTTGATACCATGTCCGGCGAGGCTTACCTTCGTTACATCTATGACGAAGTAGCGCGTGGCCTGATCAAGGCAAGAGAGAACGCAGTTGTTGCGGCTATCCTTGCGGCGCCTCAGGTAGCAACCGCAACCGCACCGGCAGTTGCCAAGACCGGCACAGCGGCGGGCGCTATTGATGACTTTATCAACGCACGCGCTCTGCTTTCCTCTGCGGCTGAAAACCTTGTTATCATTTGCACTCCGGCACAGTATGCAACATACAGAAGCCTTCAGCTTGGTGCTAGCTATGCCGTAGATCCGTTTGACGGCCTTGAGGTTCTGTTTAATGATACCGTAACCGCTCCGATCATCGGCGATCTTTACGGCGTTATGGAAAATCTGCCGAAGGGTGACGCGGTGGAATTCAAGCTTGATGATAAGACACGCATGAAGCAGGATCTTGTTGACGTTCTTGGAAGACAGCCGGCGGCAATCGGTGTTGTTGGCAATCTGTGGTTTGCTAAGGTTTCCGCTTAAGAGGTGACCACATGAAAGTAGAACTTAAGCACGATACCATTGTACGGTTCGCCGCAGGTTCTATCGTTGAAGTAACGGAGGCAGAGGCTAAACGCTTGGTGGCGTTTGGCAATGCCTCTTTTATTGTTGACGAAAAACCGGCAGAGAAACCGGCAAAGAAAACGAAGAAGTAATAACGGGGTGTGTTAGATGTTAGACAAAGTGAAACTTGCCTTAAGGATAACCACAACCGCCTTTGACGATGAACTTAACGAATTGATAGAAGCGGCACAGATTGATTTAAACATAGCCGGTGTAGTTGTGCCGGCTGAAATCGATTCAATAGTAAGTCGTGCAATTATCACTTATTGCAAATGCAATTTCGGACAGCCGGACGATTACGACAGGCTGAAACGGTCTTACGATGAGCAGAAGGCGCAGTTATCAATGGCAACGGGTTATACCACATGGACAGAAGCAACGTAATCAAGTTAATAAAGGCGGTACAGACACAAGACGAGTACGGCGTATGGCGTGAAACGCTTACAAGCCGGCAAGTCTTCTGTGATGTCAGAAGCGTTAACCGGTCTGAGTTTTTCGAGGCTGGGCGTAGTGGGTTAAATCCTGAGTTCGTGTTTACTGTATTCTTTGCCGATTACGAAGACGAGACTTTGTTAGAGTTTGACAGCAAAACATACAGTATATACCGGACGTATTTAACGCGGTCTGACACGCTGGAACTGTACGCCGAAAGAAAAGGCGGTAGCAATGGCAAGTCATAGCAGAAAAAAAATTGGCGTTATAGATCTGTCGGCGGCAATTAAGCAAGTCTTAAACGAGTTTGGCGAGGATGTATATAAGGTTCTCGATGAATCCGTTCAAGAGGTCGTGGAAGAAAGCACGACACAGTTAAAGGCCGTCAATAGCTGGGCTAACACCGTTTCGGGTAGTCCATATAGCGCCGATTGGACGCACGATGATTTGCAAGTTGACCGCGTGCGGGTTAAACGGGTTGTTTACAATGATGGACACGCCCGCCTAACACATTTGCTTGAAAAAGGGCACGTTTCTAAAAACGGCACGGGGCGCACTTTCGGGAGCGTTTCAGCATACCCGCATATTAAGGGCGTTAATGATTGGGCCGTTGATGAGTTGCCGAAACTGATTGAGGAAAAGCTTAGTAAATTATGACTTACAAAGAAATATCTACAATGCTAAATAGTGTCGGCATCCCAACGGCTTATGATCACTTTACGGATGCAACGGCAACCGCGCCGCCTTTTCTTGTTTTCTTTTATGACGGCATTAACGACGTATACGCGGACAATTCAAACTATCAGCGGATTGTAACGCTTAATGTCGAGTTATACACGGAAAACAAAAACTTTGGTTTAGAAACAGCGCTTGAGACTGTCCTGTCTAACAATTCCCTGACTTACACCAAAGAGGAATCATATATTGATTCCGAAAAAATGTATCAAATAGCCTATGAAACGGAGGTTTTGATAAATGGCTAATAAAGTTAAATATGGCTTATCAAATGTTTATTATGCCGTAATGTCTGAAGATGCACAGGGCGCTATTACCTATGCAACGCCGGTTGCATGGAAGGGCGCTGTTAATCTGTCTCTTGATGCCGAAGGCGATGTTACCAAATTCAGAGCGGACAACATCGACTATTGGGTAGGGCAGAGCAACAACGGCTATAGCGGTGATCTTGAAAGCGCGCTTGTGCCGGATAGCTTTATTACTGATGTGCTGGGCAACGTAGTAGATCAGAGCGACGTTGTAGTTGAAAAGTCTGACGCACAGACAAAGCATTTTGCTCTTATGTTCCAGTTTGAGGGGGACGAGAAGAAAACACGTCATGTGCTTTACAATTGCACGGCATCCCGTCCGAGCGTCGGATCTGAGACAACCGGAGAGACAACGCAACCGGTAACAGAAACCATATCTATCACGGCTTCTTCTATCCCGTCTTCCGCTCTTAACGGCGAAATCGTAAAGGCTAAGTGCGATGAGGAAAGCGCGGCCTACAATACATGGTTTAGCGCGGTTTATATCCCGTCATAACCGGCGGCGCAATAGGGGGAAAACATGACGAAAGAAATACTGATTGGTGAAAACGCGGTTAAGATGTCCGGCAACGCGGCAACCGCAATCAGGTTTAAACAGGTCTTCGGGGCAGACTTGTTAAAACTCTTTGCAGAGCAGGGCGAAAACCTCGACATTAATATAGTTTTGGAACTTGGGTATGTTATGGCATTACAGGCGGCGGGGGCTGATTTTATCGGGATCTCGACCGCCGATTTTATAACATGGCTTGAAGGCTTTGAAACTATGGATATGTTCAACGCCGCAAAGGACATTATTAACATTTGGATTAACACCAATAAAACAACGGCAAAGCCTAAAAAAAAATAAGACCAACTGACAGACCATTTAGCACGGCGTTATTTTTCTTACGCGCCGTGCAACTTGGTTTGCGGTTCGATGAACTTAATGTTTTGGACATGGGTTTCGTTGTGGACATGATGACGGAATCCAACAATGACGGGGAAAAATACGACTACAAAGCAACACAGAGTGACTTTGATAGGTTTTAAATATGGCTAATATTCGTGGCATAACAATTGAAATAGGCGGCGATACAACGCAATTAACTAAGGCGTTGTCAGACGTTGATAAAAGCCTTAAGTCAACGCAGAACGATTTAAAAGACGTTAATAAACTTTTGAAGGTAGACCCAAGCAATATTGAACTACTGAGGCAAAAGCAGACCCTTTTAAACAAGTCTATCGAGGACACCAAAAGCCGGTTGCAGACTCTGAAAGATGCACAAGCGCAAATGGACGCTAACGGCATTGATAAAAACAGCGCCCAGTATCAGAACTTGCAACGCGAGATCATGGCAACGGAGCAAAAGCTTTCTAGTCTTGAGTCAGAGGCGGCAAAGTGTAACCCGCGCCTTGAAAGTTTAGCGGCATCCGCTGACCAAATCAGCGGCAAATTTAAGGCGGCATCTGATGCAATAGCGCCGTTTTCGGCGGCGGCTGGTGGTGCGCTTGCTGGGCTTGTCGGTCTTGGATATAAGGCGGTGACTTCTGCCGATGACTTGAACACGCTTTCAAAGCAGACCGGAATTAGCACAGACGAGTTGCAAAAGTTTCAGTTTGCATCCGATAGAATAGACGTTTCTTTGGATACGCTGACCGGTTCTTTAACGAAGATGAAAAAAAACATGGCCTCATCTTCTAAAGATACCGTGGAGACATGGCAAACGCTGGGCGTTAGCGTTACCGATGCAACCGGCGCAATGCGTCCGGCCACAGAGGTTTTCTATGATGCTGTGCAAGCGCTTAGTCAGGTAGAAAACGAAACCGAGCGTGACCAAATGGCCATGCAACTTTTCGGAAAGTCTGCCGACCAGTTAGCCGGCGTGATTGATGACGGCGGCGCGGCGCTCCAAGAATACGGCACACAAGCCGAAGAAATGGGCCTGATACTGTCGGGTGACACGCTTAATAGCATCAACGAAACAAACGATAAAATCGACGAAATGAAAGCGACTTTCGGCGCGGCTATGATGCAGTTAGGCGCGACAGTTGCAGAAGTTTTAGCGCCGGTCGTTGAAAAAGTGAGCGGCTTTGTTTCCGGCATTGCTCAAAAATTAAGTGAGCTTTCCCCAATGCAAGCACAGATTGTAATGATTATTCTTGCAATCGTTGCGGCGCTTGCGCCTTTGCTGGCGGTTGGTTCAAAGATATTTGCCGGTATATCGCTTATAATGACCAAATTAACGGCGTTGCAAGGTTTTGTTACTACAACCTTAATACCAATGATAACGGGGCTTTCTGCGCCTGTTTTGGCGGTTATAGCGGTAATTGCGGCGCTGGGTGTTGCGCTGGTTGCTCTGTACGCAACAAACGAAGATTTTAGAAACAAGGTTAACGCCATTTGGGAACAGATTAAAACAGTTATCGGAACTGTTATTGAACTGATTAAATCTATTATCAAAGCATTTATTCAGGTTGTGCAAGCCGCATGGCAAGCATGGGGGGATAATATTCTAAATATTGCTAAATCCATTTGGAATTTTATCTTTACTGAAATTTCTGTTGCCATCCAGCTTATACAGAACGTTCTAAACGTTGTCATGGCCGTTATTCGCGGCGATTGGCAAGGCGCTTGGGAAGGCATAAAGAAACTTGCCTCCGATTTGTGGAACGGCATAAAAGCCATTATTGAAGCCGCCATTAACGCTGTTAAGGCTGTTATTGATAACGTTTTACAGATTGTCAAAGGCATTTGGGAAACCGTTTGGAACGCCTTTAAAGATAAGGTTACCGAGATTTGGAACGCCATTAAAACCACAGTACAAAACATGGTTGATGGCATCAAAGAAAAGATTAACCTTGTAAAAGAAACTATTACAACCAACATTGGCGCGGCTATGGACTTTATAAAAGAACTTCCAAGCAAGGCTTTACAATGGGGCAAAGATTTAATTGCAAACTTCGTTGATGGTTTGAAATCCAAGTGGGAAAGTCTTAAGAATACCGTGTCAGACTTTGCAGGAGGCATCGCGGATTTTATCGGATTTTCAGAGCCGGAGAAAGGCCCGCTGTCCAATTTCCACACGTTCGCGCCGGATATGATGAAACTGTATGCACAGGGCATCAAAGATAACGCGCACTTAGTCACCGACCAGTTGCAGACACTTGCCGGCACTATGTCCGGTGATATGTCCGGCGGTATGGCAACGGTTAATGTAACCAGCAACACATACTTAGACGGGCGGTTGATTGCCTCTAGAATCAATAGTGAATTGGGAGCAATGTTATAATGATTCGTCAATTCAAATTAAGAAATGAATATAGCCGTGAATATAATTTGAACATCCCAAACACGGCATTTCTGTTTGAGCCTGACGGGCTAGGCTATGAAATGGATTATAGTTTTATGCGCCTTGGTTATAGTTGGGTGCGTAATTATATGAAAGATAAGCAGATGGAAATAACCGGCACCGTGATTTTCACCGCCGCTTCACCATACGAGGCGGCGGCTGATTTTTTAAAGTTCGTCAGAACATCTTCAAGGCTTACGCTTGTCTATACCACAAAGGCCGGTGAATATCTGCGTGACGTGGATTTAGTTAACTACGAAAAGACCGAGATTGGTGAAGGCAACGTGTTACAATGTCCGGTCACAATGATCACGCGGGGCCTGTGGTACGCAAACAACGTTACCCGCTTTTCTATATCGGTTGATAGTGAAGGGGACGTGTTACGCTATCCGTACAAATTCCCGTCGCGCTTTCAATCCGTCGTTGGCGGGTCAGTAAATATCAGTAATGACGGTTCAGTTGAAGCGCCTTTTACGGTGGTCTTTCATGGGGCAATCGTTAACCCGTCAATGATACTTCTTGTAGACGGCGAGGAAACGGCCCGTATTGATATAGTCGGAGAAGCAGACGCGGGCGAAACAATCAACTACTCATCTGTTGACGGCGATTTGTATATTTACGCTGATGATGGAGCCGGCACGAAAACAAACCTTATCAGCGGGTTAAACATTAACAATAATAACTTTTTCAAAATCCCTATTGGTGAATGTGAGCTTAAATTTGAAGCAGAAACGCCGATAACTCAGCCAATCATAATTTCTATGCAAAAGCTGTTTAGGGCGGTTTAAGGGGGCGTTATATGCCTTTAAGGACTATATACGACACGCACAAAATGCTAAATGCGTACACACACGCGCAATTAGCAAGGTATACGCACGCGTGGTTGCATTCGCACACGGAAGAAATTAGCCCGCTTGGTAAAATTACCGAGTCGGGCAAGCTCTTAGCGTATGTACTGGATGCCGAAACGCTATTAATTAAAGACTTACTAGAGTTTGAAACATTTGAATTTAAGACAGATACGGAGTTTTCTAATAAGTCTCAGATAGTAACGGCGCGAATGCCTAATATAGAACACGATGACTTTGTTATTTGCAAGTGTGCCGGCGACACAGTTTTTATTGGAATCTGCGAAAACTACGCATCAGACTCAGACAGCGAGGCGTATACAATAACGCTTTTGCAAAAAGAGAACCTTTTTAGCAGACCAATCTTTATTGTTAATGAAGCGCTCATATCCAGCACCGGCATAGAAGACTTTATAGCACAAGCAATTACCGACAATTGGATTAACTCAGGTGATGCCATGCTAGACCGCAGTTATTTGACGGTCAACGCTATAACACATACGCCAATAGCGGCAAAGGTAAGCACCACAGTTAGCTTAACCGACGGCGCGTATAATCTAAAAACTTACCTTGGAAACGCGTTAGAGTTCTACTCAATCTATGTTGACTTCGATTTTACCGTTGATAATAAGCTAATCATCACGGTTTACCGAGACACACAAGCCGCGGAAAGCATCGACGTACTTTTGACGGATATATCCGGCTACGAAGAAACTTATTCTGTTGACGCGCTGACAAAAATTAACGTGCGCTGGGATCAGATGGAACAGGGCGCTGACGAGCCTATAGCGACATATTACCGCACTTATTATATGCTTGCTAACCGGTCAATAACCACAGACGGCACAGACCCTAATAGGGCGCTTGGAGCTACTAAATCGATGGTCATAGAAGCCGAAACAGAGGACGAAATGTATCAAAAGGTAATTGATGAATTTGCAAAGAACAGCTATTCACACAAGATAAACTTTTCTTTGTACATGGATTCCAAGTTATACGACTATCGTAATTTCTACATCGGGCGAACGACCAACATAAAAACTAAGTCGGGCGTGCGGTCTTCGTTGGTGACGGCAAGAACCATAACGAGCAATTCACGTTTTACCAATATTTCTTTTGGCAAGCTGAAAGTTACACTTATTGAAAAAATCAGAGGTAAACAATCATGATCAAGGGCATTACATTTGACGAGCAAACAATAAGCGCCGCTAATATGGGGCACTTTATGAACGTCTTTAGCGGCAAGCAGACCGGCATAACGCAAGGGTGTGAAATCACTTCGGACGCTTCTAATATGTACATTGCCGCGGGTTATATGCTTATCTGCGGGCGTCAAGTTCAAATCATAGGCACGCAGACGGTACCGCTTCAGACCGTTGTAAGTGGTGAACTGTATTGCAAGGTTGTTTTTGAAATAGATCTGAGCAAGACCAACACGGAGACAGACTTTTTACAGGGAACCATAAAAACCTTAACAAGTTCTTCCGGCTATCCGGTAGCACAGCAAGACGATTTGGACGAGGGCGGCACGGTCTATCAGTATGAATTGGCAACCTATCACGTTTCGGTTTCCGGTGCTGATTCCTTCGCGCCGCTTACAAACAATGTTGCCGTTGATTGGATGCCCGAAAGCAAGTTTAGACTTGTCGGCACAACGCTTTATATTGACGCATAAAGGGGGCTGTTATGAGCCTTTTTTTTCATGGCACAGAAATAGAAGACGCTTATTATCACGGCACGAAGTTAGATTATATCTATTATCATGGCACAATGATTTATGAGGCTACGGTATACGTTGCAAAGCCTACGTTAAGCGGTTCCTTTACCTTTGACAACACGGCGAAAACACCGACCATAACCGGCTATGATGCTTCGGCAATGACTCAGAGCGGCACGACCAGCGCGACAGCCGCCGGCACTTATAGCATAACGTACACGCTTAGAGAGGGTTACGCGTGGGCCGATGAGTCAACAGCACCGGTCACGCTTACATGGACGATTGCTAAACGCACGCTTGCGATTCCGACATTGAGCAATACAAGCTTTACATGGGCGGTTAGTAAGACATTTACGCCTACTGTAAACGGGTTTAACTCAGCTTATGAAACGCAAGGCGGCACGGCATCCAGCACAAGCGCCGGAAACTATAACGTAATATGGGCACTTAGATATCCAGACAGTACAACATGGTCAGATGGCACAACCGGAACCAAGAGCGCCACATGGAGCGTTGCAAAGTTAACGCTTGCGGTTCCGACATTGTCCGGCACAACTTCGTTTGCTTTCATCGAAGGCACGACGAGAAGCGTTAGCGTGTCCGGCTTTAACTCGACCTATGAGACCCAGAGCGGCACAACGTCAACGGCGGCGCTGGGCACACACACGGTTACATGGGCGCTTCGTTATCCGGCTAACACGCAATGGGCCGGCGGTACGGTCACGAATAAGAGCGCGTCATGGTATATCACATGGGTTAACGGCACTAGCCACTATAGCAATGATCTATATAACCGCGGTTGGTATTCGTCCGGTTCGCTGGAATTCCAGTACGGTAACCCAACGTGGGGCGCTGATAGCTTCACATTTTCCAATTTGGGTTCCGGCGTTTCTACTTGTACGGCTGGGTCTTATGCGGGTAAAACCTTCCATGCAATCGTCTATAGTGCCGATTATACGGTTACGCTTGTCGAATGTCCGGAAGGCAATTATAACAGAAGAACGCTTACGAGCATTAGCAAACCGAATTGGCAAGAAATCAGCGCGGCACATAACACAGAGTGGCCGCGTTTCGGTCTTGCGTCTCAGGGCTATAGCGTGCAACGGATTTGGATAACATAAGGGGTTTAAGATATGGCAACATATACAGAAAACTATAACTTAGAGAAGCCGGCACAGACCGACATATATAACATAGATGTGTTTAACGCTAATGCCGACAAGGTTGACGCGGCGTTAGCAGAAAAGGCAGAAGCCACAATGTTAGCGCCGGTTGAGAAGACCAACAAAGCCTCACAGAATTACGCCGTGGGCGCTCAGTTCGTCTATAACGGCTACTTGTGTAAGGCTACGGCGGCAATTGCGGCGGGTGGCACTATTGCCATTGGTACGAATTGCAAGACCACAACAACCGAGACAGAGTTTAGTGAAATAAAGGAATCTTTATCGACATTGTGGGCATCCACACAGTTTAGCGGAAGCGTTGATGACCGCATCGTAGTTCCAAGAGCGGGTATGTATCTCTGCGAAATTCATGCTAATCCCGCATCATCAACAACGGCACTAAGCTGTAGCATCCACTATAACGGGAATTTGGTTACTCAGCAGACAAGCCTTGGTGATGGTACATCTTATAGTGGTGTATCTCTTTCCGCCATCATTACGGTTACAGATACATCAATCCCGATTATATTTCACGCATCGGGTGCGGCATCAAATGCATCTTATAACCGATACAATCTTATACGGGTTGGAGATTTGGGGACTCGTCTGTATCCAACGACTTAAGCAAGCGGGATAATAATACATTGTTTTAATCATTTGTCAAAAATATGATCGACCCCGAATACAAATTATTTGCGTTTATGCCGCTTGTCGTCCTGATTTCTTTGTTACCCGCAATGAGGACACCCTTTGAAGTCCCATTGGTTGCTGATATAACACTTCTTGGAACTGAATCCGCCGCAAGATTCTGAATCGGAGTATACGGCGAAACGGCGAAGCCTGTCCATGCCGCAACGTCTTGCGTAGCGGTGAAATAGAAATTTATAATGACAAGTTTTCCGATTTTGGCGTACCAAGAACTATTGTTTGACGTTGTAACACTAATAGCTAACGCCCCCGCTGTTATTGTCGATAAAGATTCCTTTTCTGCAAATAGTTGAGGAAAAAACTGTGGAACAATTGAGGGACAATAGTAAAAAGTTGTTTTAGTTAACAAAGTTGAATTTTAGTCAAAAATTACTCAAGGCTTAACCATGAAAGGAGAATAAAACATGGAACCTAGATATGTTGTTGTAGAGCTTCAGACAAACACAGATGGCGTTGTTGGCAACATCGTAAACGCCTACGACTCAATCGCAGAGGCTGAGGCGTGCTATCATACCATCTTAGCGGCCGCGGCGCTGTCCACATTGCCGAAGCACGCGGCTATTATGTTCAGCAATGAAGGTTTCCCGTTAAAGCACGAGTGTTATACACACGTCGTTGAAAGTGAGGCGTAATCTTGGACGCGGCTATTATTTCGTCCGTAATTACGGCGGTCATAACCGGCGCTATAACGTTGGCGGGGGTAATAGTCAGCAACAACGCCAAACAAGCCGTTATGGAAGAACGCATAGATGCTTTAACGCGTGAGGTTCGCGATCATAACAACTTTGCGCGCCGGATGCCGGTTGTTGAGGAACAAATTAAAGTCATTAATCACCGCATAGAGGATTTAGAAAAAAGATGAGTGACGCAGAATTTGAGGGCTTAACAGAAATTGAAGTAATCATTATTAAGATGATTTTGCAAGATTTGGAGGCGCATGATTTATGAGTAATGTTAAGAAAAAGGCGTGGATTTATGCCGCTGGTATCAGGGCAATTAAGACCGTAGCACAGACCGCAATAGCTACCATTGGCACTTCTGCCGTTATGTCTGAGGTTAATTGGTCTATGGTCGTTTCCGCTTCCGTGCTTGCCGGCATTCTGTCGATATTAACCAGCCTTGCCGGATTGCCTGAGGTGCCGAAAGATGCGTGAGGCTGATATAATTATATGCGGTCACGGTTCCGGTAAGCCTTCAACTAAGAATTTGAAGACGTATAACGAGAGTCGTTATAGATCCTTTGCGGACAACGGGCGGCGGCGTGAGCTGGTATGCATCCGGCGTTTTAAAGATTTGACCGACAACAACCGCAAAAAGTTCACGGACAAGTATAAAACTATACTTGGACGCAATAACTATAGTCAGGCGTTGCGGCAATATGTTTATAAGCCTTACGGTAATCAGTATTACTCTGATTGTTCTTCAAGCCTTTGCGCGACACTTCAAGAAATCGGCTATAACGTTTCTTTGCTTAACACGGCGGGGATTTACGAAAGCAATCTTTTTTTAACCGTGCCGGCAGAGATCCAGCGCGGGCACATTGTAAACCCTGAGTGCTTAAAAATCGGTGATTTTCTCTTATATCGCGGGAATGATCCACAGCGGCCGGAGCAGATCGGGCACGTTGAGGGCGTGTTTAGCATTCCTGAGGTAATGCCGGAGTATCCGATTGAAGCAACTTTGACAGTTACGGCAGAGCGCGCGTTAAACATCCGTGCCGGCGCTGGTACTAATTACCCTGTTGTCGGTGCGCTTGCTAAAGGGTCTATTGTAGAAGCAACGGCAAAGTGTGGCGAGTGGTTCCGCATTTCGCGCGGCTGGATTTCACGCAAATGGGTTAAAGGATGGATAAAAGAACCGCAAACCGACACGCGGTTAAATTATTGGTATATTGAAAACGGCGCTTATCCTGTTTCAACCGTGAAGGATATAAACGGGTGTGAGTTTGCCTTTGATAAAAACGGATGGATGATAGAACGCGAGCGCATCAGCGCGGCGGGTGTTATCCTTTATTAATTGGCCGTCTTGTTTTCCTCTTTCTTTTGCCTCTGTGGGTTTCCATACTCACAGGGGCTTTTTTTATTGCGCGGAAATATACTTAAGTATATACTTAAAGATGCAGAATAAATTTATTTAGGTCTGCCGCACATTCCACAGTTCCATATTGTAGCGAAACTTTATAAAGCTTCGATGTACTACAGGCGCAAGGCGGGATAGTTTAACAGCTATTCCGTCTTTTTTTGTTTCTATAAAAATACACGCAATGAACATAAATACTTTAGAAAGTTATCGACACGGGCGGCGCGGGTTTTTGTCGAATCCGATCAGGCGTTATATGACTATGTGAGCGAGTGCAAGACCATCGAAGACGTAAACGCGGTTTTGGAAAGTATTGCAGAAGAACCGGAAACCATCCGCGACATCATGTCGAAATACCACATCAGCATGACGGAACTGTCCCGCCGCTTTGATATCCCGTACAGAACTATTCAGGGATGGGCGGCAGATGAAGGCAAAGCAACGGCGCGCGAGTGCCCGAAATATATTATAGGAATGATTGACGAAATTCTGTCGAGAGACTAAAATATTCACGTCACAAAGCAAAAGTATAATGTCGGTTTTTGAAAACCTTTTGAAAAGTTTGCAATAAACCGTGCAATACAAAAATTTCAAAACGGCTTAAAATAAGGCGTTTCAAGCGCTAACAATGCGGGTTCAAGTCCCGCCGCCGGCATCTTCGGGGAAATGGCTATAAATGGTCATTTCCCCTTTTCTTTAGCCAAAATTTAAAGATGCTGATGCTAAGTAATTGGCGTGAGAAATCAATAGAAATGCAATACATTCAATCCAAATGCAATATGAAATGCAATACATATTGCAAAAACCCGCATGGATTTTTACGCCTTGAACTGGTCAAACATGGCAAGCGCTTTTTTAGTCTGTCGCGCCTTTTCTAAGTCGATAACGTTGTTATAAACACGGTTCATTGTGTACGGCGATGACCAGCCGCCGCGGTCTTGGACGTAACGAGAAGACATTATAGTTAAAAGGATTGATGCGCCATAATGCCGGAGATCGTGAAAACGGAAAGGCTCAACGCCGGATGCCATGACATAATCATGGAACTTGTTTGTGATATAGTCCGGTGTCAAAGGTACAACGCGGCCCGTGCCGGTGCCGATCAGATCCGTAACAAACGCCGGAACTTCTACAGAGCGCGTTGAGTCTGTGGTTTTGGTTGCCTTCACAATCCAGTTGTTAGCCGCATCGTGTACCATTGCCTTATTAATATTAATTGTCGTGCCGTCAATGTCCGCATAAGTCAAGGCGGCAATTTCCGAACGCCGCGCCGGCACAAACGCGCCCAGCAAAACCGCGATTTCTAAATTCTTGTCTTTTGCCGCTCTTATCTCAGCCAAAACCGCCTGTATATCGCTTTCATTGGGGCATCTGAGCGTTTGTTTTGCCTTCTGCGGTAAAGTTATAGCTAAACGCGTATCAGGGGCGTAAACGTCCATCACGGCCGTTAGAAGACCATAAGCGTTTCTTGTTGTCTTTGGTGAGTGCTTGGCGGCAATCCATGACACCCACGCTTGCACGATTTGGCTGTTAAGCTTATTAACCGGCGTGCGCCCGATTGTGTGACCATCTATATAGTTTTTCTTGATGCCTTTGTATCCGCGTAAGGTTGACGGAGACAACACGGAGGCTTTCAAGTCAAAATAGCCCTGTACGGCATCAGAAAGCACAAGAACAGCCGCGGGGCGCTTCGTGCGTGAATCTGTCCATTTTGAAACCATGCGCCTTATTTCGGCTTTTGTGGGCGCTGTGAAGCTTTTATAGTGGCGCTTGCCGGTTTCGTCCGTGTAATCGTATTTGTAAAGGTTCCAGTTGCCGGACTTGAGTTTTTTAAAAGTTTCCATTGTTAATCCTCCAATTAGCGCAAAGAATTAAGTGTGTTAATTGTGTTTATAATCGCTTCCACATACTTTTCACGGTTCTCTTTTGGAATGTTTGCACCGGCGAATAATATTAAACGCCGCAATTCTTTATCTTGTGCATACTCCGTTATTAATTGCTGGTCGGTGTCGTTTTCGTGTAATAGGTCTGTAACTTCTATATGTAAGGCGTTGGCAATTGCTAATATTTCGCTACTGCCGGCGTCACGTTTCCCGCTTTCAATTAATGATAACGTTGATTTGCCTTTATATCCAACTCTTTTAGCTAATTCGTCTTGCGTCAATCCGGCGCTTTCCCTGTATCGCTTAATGTTTTTCCCTAAATTAGCGTTAATCATTTTCAAGCCCCCTTTTCTTTTTGGTGTGTAACTCTAATTATAGGAACGAATTCACAATGTGTAAAGTTTATTAATTGTTTTGGTAAAAAACGGTTGACATTATGAAATCACTAGAATATTATGAATAGTAGTTCACAAAATGAAAACACGAAAAGAGGTGATAACTTGACAAACGTATCTTTATTGAAAGCAAAGATTGCCGAATCCGGTTATAAATTGCAATTCGTCGCAGAGACAATCGGACTAACGCGGCAAGCATTGCATAAGCGCTTGGTCAATGGCTCAGACTTCACGGCTAGCGAAATCATGGCATTAACTAAGCTTTTAAAACTTTCTGCGGCAGAACAGAAAGCAATATTTTTTTGCACTGACGGTTCGCAGAATGTGAACAAAGGGGCTAATAATGAAGCATAAAAATCAATTCATGGATGAGGTGCCGCTGATGATCGAGCGCGCGTGCCGAATCAACGGCGTTAACCGGCGGGAGCTGGGCAAGATGCTTGGTTATGTGCCTTCGAGTATGTCGCGGCTGGTTAGCGGCCAATCAATTAACGGTATGCCTTTAGGCAAGCTTTTAAAGCTAATGGAGCTTTCACAATGTACTTACGATTGGAGGCGTAAAGACTATGAAGCGTAACAAACGGGAAATGATCGAGATTGAAACGGCGGGGGGGATCCGTTACGCGGGTTTCAGAAAAAGACGGGG